ATAGAATATATTTCCTGTGGAAATTCCGCTTTTGGATCAGGAGTTCCATATGGATTTGTACCACCAGAAAAATTTGAAGCATCAAGAAATTTAGCTAATGTTCTAATTCTTGTAACCGTAGCTCCTGTCAAATCATTACCAACTGTTGTTTTATTAACATTTAAAAGTATTGCTGATATGCTCAAATTAGCAAGTGAACTACCAGTATTCCCACCATTACTAATCACTAACTTTGGTCGAGGAATTTGTCCATTTTGAAAAGCAAATCCAGAAACTTGTATTGGGAATCTATAATATGAATTACCATCCCAAACTATTTGTCCATTTGCATTCATATTACTTCCAGCATGAAATCTATAAATAGTTGAAGCACCATGTAAAGTGCTATCTAATTTCAATGTAAATAATTCAATAATTGCACTTGGATTTATAGGTTGCAAGTCACTAAAAGTAGCACTAAAAGAGATATATCTAACATCATTGTCATAAACAGTCTCGCCTATAGAAGTCGCCCAATTAGGTTCTGAAGAACTTGTTGTTCCAGCTACTGTAACTTTAAAAAACAATCCAGAGCTTGCAGAAGTAGGTGCAATGATATTTCCTACAGATAAACTAGTGCTTGCAGTCCAAGTTGTAGCCATTATGATGCTGGTTCAAAAACTTGAGTGAAAGTTGCTTGTATTGTCGCTCTTGATGGATATTCCATACTTTTACTCCAATCCGTACATTTAAATTGCATAGCACTTGCCTCACCATGTGGCGTATATGTAAAACTTTCAGAGTCTACAGCGCGAGCATCAAGGAATGTTTCTATAGTATCTGAATCTGTCTCTGAGATATTTTTCCAAGTAAAATTAAATACTTTTGGATTTTGATTTAAACCAAATAATAATCTATGCTCATAACCATCACCAAACTGAACAGTTCGTGTTTTTGGTTTAGATATTTTTCTAACTGGAAAACTAGGCTCAATGCTTGGAAAAGTAGCCATTATGCAAGAATACCTCCCGGTCTTTTTTGTTGAAGTAATTCTGATTGTATAGCTGCTGCTATAACTTCTCCAAGTTGACGGCCACCATTGTCATCGCCTTCAACAGCACTTCCAGAAGCATCAACATTTACAGTTATATTACCACCACCGCCACCCTGTGCAATAACTCCTAACTTACCACCACGACCACGTTTCAAAGGCATGACAGCCTCTGGGCCAGCTTCTCCCATGATGCCTAAGTTAGATCCTCCATATCTAAAATATGTTGGTGAATTAACAACGCCACCTTTGCGGTATGGAACAACACCATTAGCTGCAAATGCATTTCCGTTTGCGTTTTCTAAAAATGGGAATATGCTCTTAAGTGGAGACATTATTGCTTGCCTTATTGCAATCCTTGCTAAATCAGCCAGTATCGATCTGGTGAGATCAGAAAAGTTTAATTTACCTGTCATCACAAATTTAACTAACGCATCCTCCATTCCTTGGAATGCTTTAGCAACAACTTCTCCAGTTTCTTCTGCAAAGCTCTTGATTGTACTGAAATATTTTTGTGCGCCTATTTGTATAGCACCTAATGCTTTATCATCTGTTCCATCTCCTGTTCCTGTTCCATCTCCTGTTCCATCTCCTGTTCCATCATCGGAGGGATTTGCTGCATAAAAAGCATTCAA